ATGCTGACTAATATGTTTAATAATTTAGCAGTGAAAAATTCTAGTCCTTGATTGATTGGCGATAGTGAATAATTGTAAGATAAAGTTAATAATAATTAAAATAAAAATTATGAAAAGTAATAAAAAAGTTTTTAAGAGAAAAGTTAAAAAATTAATAAAGGAAGAAAAAAAAGTAGTAGTACCTAAAATATATACAGAGACTATTCCTAGATTTGAAATTGGTGATCTAGTATTATATTTTATGGATACATCAACATTAGTTGAAAGTGGTGTGATTGTTGGTATATTTGTACAGCCTGGAGCAGATAAAGATTATGTTTATCAAGTAGAATATGAATTTAAAGATGATAAAAAGAAAAAACATAAAGGTATGTGTGTTCCTAAATCAGAAAACGTTTTAGGTGTTAATGATAAAAATGCTAAAGAAAATTTAGCAAAGAAATTAACAAAAATTAATGTTAATAAGTTAAATGTAGAAATAAAGGAGTATAAAGATAGTTTAAAAATGGCTGATGATAATATTAAGCAACAAAATAAATATAAAGTTGATACATCTAAAATAATTGATGATTTAGAAAAGAGAAAATTAGAAATATTAAATAATTCTAAGTTATCTACTTGTAAGAAATAAGTACTTATGGTATAATTATAGTAGATAAGTTTTTATTGTTAATAATTGAAATGTGGATACAATCTTTAAGTCATATAAGACCACTTTTACAATAATAATTATGATATAACTTGTTTACTACTAACGTGTGCGTAAATATACACGGATTTTCTAAGCCTTTCCTGACAGATATGTTAAGGGGGGAACAGTTATTCTTATTTACATTGTCTTAGTGGCAATGAAGAGATTTAAGTATCTCTTTTTTGTTTAATAAAAAACCCCTTGGAATCGGGGGTTTTTTGTTTATACAATATTAATCATTTTTTATTTTAAAAGTTTTTCTATCTCCGTATTCTGCTACTTTACCAGGATTATAGTTCTTAACTGGAGTCAACCAGCCGACAACGCGACTATAAACTATACATTCTTGTCTCTTTTTTTCGATTGGGGCCATAATTTTATGATTAATTATTAATGTCAGGATAGAATGAATCGAACATTCGTCTCACGGATCCAAACCGCGTATAATGCCATTATAAGATATCCTGTGTTAGTCGAAGTAGTAGGACTCGAACCTACAGCCAGCTGGATGTAAACCAGCCACTCTACCATTGAGTTATACTTCGATATTGAGAAGGGTAGTGGAATCGAACCACTGATAGATGTTTTGCAGACATTTGCCTTACCACTTGGCTAACTCTTCTATATGAGCGAGTAGAGGGATTCGAACCCTCGTAAACTGCTTGGAAGGCAACCGCACTAACCAACTATGCTATACTCGCACTTTGCGGAAAACAATGGAATCGAACCATATGGTTTTAACCACCCTTCGATTAGCAATCGAGCCTAGCCCCAGACTAGTTTATCTTCCAATGCAGAAAGTGATGGCATCGAACCATTATCCTTTCGGATACTACAGTTTTCAAGACTGTTTGAGGAGCCAACCTCAGCACCTTCTATACGTGGACCGTAAGAGAATCGAACTCTTACTCATTGATTGCAAATCAATTGTGCTACCATTATCACTAACAGCCCATACGCACGAGGAATAAGAATCGAACTTATCTCAGTCGGTTTTGGAAACCGTCTCGCCAACCTTGGTACATTCCCCCGCTTTTTTTATTTTCCAATATCTTAGCATTGATTCGCTTAATTTTTTCTTTGTTAAATTAGAAAGTTTATTTCCAGTTAACGTTTTACTTATTTTAAGCTTATGTTCTTCTGTTTTTGGTATTTTTAATTTATCATTCCATGTTATTTTTCTACCTTTCATTGCAATTCTTATTTTTTCTTTTGTTTCTTTTGATGTTTTCCTACCAACATTAAATTTTCGTATTTTATTTTTCGTTTTTTCGGAATGATTAGTATATATATTATTTGTATTAATATATTCAAATCCACCTTTTCCTCCAGTACAAATATTATAATTATCATTTATTAAACAAAAGTCTTTTGTTACTATATCTGCTTCTTCTGAAAATGCGTCCTTTTTATTATTAAAGTTAAATAAAATTTCTCGTTTAAAATTCTTTTCACCATATTTTTTTATTGCTCTTTTTAAATATTTACCAGAACCTAAATAATTATCTTTTTTTATCATTTTATGAACACCAATATAAATTTTATTGTTTAGTAGGTTGGTTGTTTTGTATACGATATACATATTATTATTTTAATAATTATATATACAGTATAACATATAAAAAATAAAAAGTAAATAACTGATACCCACGTGTTTCCGGCTACACTAACTCTGCTTTTGTCGACACGGTAGGACTCGGACCTACAACCTCTTGGTTCGAAGCCAAGTGCTCATCCAGTTGAGCTACGTATCGTTTGTGGGGATAGAAGGAATCGAACCTACATCTTCTGTTTAAAAGACAGTTACTCTAGCCATTGAGTTATATCCCCATGTTTTTTTGTCGGGACAGAAGGAATCGAACCTACATCTTCTGTTTAAGAGACAGTTACTCTAGCCGTTGAGTTATATCCCGAATGTCGGAATAGTAGGATTCGAACCTACAACCTATAGATTAGAAATCTATTGCTCTATCCAGTTGAGCTATATTCCGTATGTTGGAATAATAGGACTTGAACCTATAACTACTGCCTTATAAGGACAGGGCTCTACCATTGAGCTATATTCCATAACTGTTGGCAAGAATAGAATCGAACTATTGTCTCCGCCTTATCAGAGCGACAATCTACCATTGAAATACTTGCCATTAACAGTGCCATCGGAGGGAGTCGAACCCTCATGGGGTTTCCCCCGGCTGGTTCTAAGCCAGCTGCGTATACTAATTCCACCACGATGGCATAAGTAGTACGAGTGGAGGGAGTCGAACCCTCATGGGGTTGCCCCCAATAGATTTTAAGTCTATCGTGTATACCGTTCCACCACACTCGCATGTGTAGATGGAGAGATTCGAACTCTCAAGAGTTTCCTCTTAAATAGGGTTTGAGCCTATCGTGTCTTCCAGTTCCACCACATCTACTTTGCGACCTCACGGGGAATCGAACCCCGATTTTCTGGTAGACAGCCAGATATAATAACCGTTATATCATAAAGTCATGTGTGCTCCCACTTTGAATTGAACAAAAATCTCGCGGGCTTCAACCGCACGCTCTACCATTGAGCTACAGGAGCATTGCGTCTCCTGCAGGACTCGAACCTGCGATCTTCTGTTTAACAAACAGTAGCTCTAACCAACTGAGCTAAAGAGACATATGAGCTCCTGATCGGCTTCGAACCGATAACCTTCCGCTTACAAGGCGGATGCTCAACCAGTTGAGCTACAGGAGCTATTTGTGCATACTGATGGAGTCGAACCACCCGAGTCCGAAGACAACTGGTTTACAGCCAGTCCCGCTACCCCTACGGTATAAGCATGCTTAATATTTACTGAGGGGTGGTCGTGGAGAATCGGACTCCAGTACATGGGACCACAACCCATTGCTCTACCACTGAGCTACGGCCACACCACAATAAACATTGTTCTGGGACAGGGAATCGAACCCCGATAAACAGGCTCAAAACCTGTCGTCCTACCGTTAGACGATCCCAGAATGAAGTAGGGACACGGGGAATCGGACCCCAGTTTTCAGGTTGAAATCCTGACGAATTAACCACTATTCGATGCCCCCATTAATTGTTTGAAGTAAGTATATTATATCACAAGTTCTGGAGGTAGGGATCGAACCCACAATTTCTTGTCTCAGAAACAAGCGACTTGCCAATTTGTCTACTCCAGAATTATTTATAATTTATTATCCTTTTATCACACCTAGTGGAGTTAGTTCAACTAGTATTTCTACTAAATCTTTTTGATTTTCCATTATAATTGATATATCTTTTGTCTTTAATTCTTTCATCAATTTAATAACTTTTCCTGTAAATTCTATTTCATCTCCACTAAATTCAACTATCCTCCCGTGTCCATCCCTTTTTATTTTTGGTTTATTTTCTATCCAATATAAAGCTAATTTTGCTTGAATTTTTTTGCAGATAAGATATGGCTCAATATCTTTTAAAAAAATATTAACCCCTTTCGGATTAAGTTGCCAGTTATATTTTATACCACCAGATAAGGTTTTCTGCTCAGATAAATTACCACCATATTTTTCTTTTAAGAATGATAATATATATAATGATTCTTTCGTTTTATTTTGCGTTAATTGAGTTCTTAAACAAGCACCATTATATCTATCTTTTCTGCTATAAATTCCAATACTCCCTTCTCCATCAAAAAACCCAGCTACATATTCTAATGATATTTTTTTAGACATAAATTTTATTTAATTATTATATCTAAAGTATATCAAAATATAATTACCTTGTCAATACTATAATAAGCACCTTAACCTTTTATCACAGCGAGAGGACTAAGCTCTACAAGTATTTCAACAAGGTCGGATTGATTACGCATAACATCTTCTATCGGCTTATAAGCTCCTGGAGCTTCATCCAAATCTTTTGAACCACGTATAGAGTGGAGTATTCCCTGATCATCTAGATTTTTAGTTTCTTCTTCTAGATTCAATTCTCTTTCTGCTTGTTTTCTCCCCATTTTGCGACCAGCCCCGTGGGAACAAGATTTAAAACTATCAACATTGCCCCTACCACGAACAATATAAGATTTTGTGCCTTGAGAACCAGGTATAATCCCAATAGTGTCGGCAGAAGCGAGAGTAGCACCTTTCCTATGAACCATAACATTTTCTTTGAAGTGATTTTCAAGTTTTGCATAATTGTGAGCTATGTTAATTATTTCTTCAAAATTACACTGAATATTATCTACTGCATCATAAATGTTTTTATAAAATATTTCCTTAACTCTATCCATCATTAACTTTCTATTAGCAAGGGCGAACTCTACACAATAATTCATCTCTCTGATATAATTTTGTCCCTCTTCGCTATCTAATGGAAGAAAAGCTAAGTCATATTCTTTAGGAACTGAACTATGCCATTTTTCATTTAACTCTTTAGCTAATTTATTGTAATGGTCAGCTACTTGCTTGCCTAAATTACGAGAACCACTATGGATCATTATCCAAATATGTCCGTCATTTCCTTTTTGTATTTCTATAAAATGATTACCACCTCCTAGAGTTCCAATAGATATTAAAGCATTATTATATTCTTGTTGAACTATTGAATTATATTTATCATTCCAATTATGAATTTCTTGCCAATCAAACATATCTGCTACTTCTGGCATTAACTTTTCATCTTGTGCTTTTTTATGTTTATTAAACCCTACTGGCACAACTTTTCTAATTTCTCCCATTATCTTTTTAAGTGTTTCTGTATTAATATCAGTTAGGCTAGTCTTAACAGCGCACATACCGCACCCGATATCAACTCCTACAATTGAAGGAATTATTACATCTTTTGTAGCTAAAATAGTTCCTATCGGACAACCAAATCCAGCGTGATTATCTGGCATTATAGCTATATGCTTAAATACAAATGGAAGTTCTGCTAAATTTTTTATTTGTTCCATAGCACTATCTTCTACATTATTGCTCCATATCTTAACTAAGTTTTTCCCTTCATTATAAATTTTCATATATTTTTAATATAAATCTTCACTAAATAAAATATCTCCTTTATAACCATCTTTGTCTACTGATTTTATTTCCGCTTCTTCTTGTAAGCGTCTAGCTTCTTTTCTCCCTACAAATCTATTAGTCGAAGTAATAAATCCCTCTTCAACTCTATCTCGTAATAATATTTCTTTTCCTTTTGGTCTAAGAGATAAATTATGGAAACAATCACAATGCCTATGTCCGCGAATTATTAAATCATCGCTAACTTTTATTGAGGCACAAATAATTATTTCTTTCATATTTTTCATCTATTATTATTTTAGTTAAAAGTTAGATTAGCTTTATCTAAACACTCTTGCCATCTCCACTCTTCTTTATTGGAAACGTCTATCATAGCTTCTCTAATATTTGCTTTGTAATCTAATCGACTTATTCCTTTTCTACTCGACGCTGTCTGTCCCCACGTGCCTATAAGATATTGAAATACACCCGTAGCCGTAGAATTAGAATTCTTAGCGTCCCACCTAAACCCACTTTCACATTCTGCTAATTTCAACATTATTTGTGGACTAAGACTAAATAACTCTGCTTGTCTAATAATCTCTTCCTTAACCTGTTCTTTAGTTGGTTCAGTAATTAGTGGTAAGGGTAAGGGATCAACTTCATCAGCAATAACTACTTCTTGCTGGATATTCTCATCAGCTTCTATAAAATGAGTTGTCGTCTTAATAGTAATAATTATTGTTAAAACTATTACAGCGAAAAAGAGCCATTTATTTGGCTTTTTATTAGTATAATCTGTTATTTTTTTCATTTTTTTAATTTTTAATTAATAATGCTCTTATTATAATCTTTCATAGCAATATATAATAGTTAAAAAATTGAATTGTTATAACATTATATCATAAGTATCAGTTAATTTCAATTTAAGCTCGTCCATATTTCTCTAAACGTCTCTTTCTATTGGCTAATATTTTTTCTTTTTCTTCTTCAACGAACTTGTTGTTAGTAGAAAATAGTTTTTTTGATGATTTTCTAACCTTTTCATCAAACTTTATTATTCTTTTTTGTTTTAATATTCCCTCTATTATATCAGTTTTCTTTATTTTTTTAACTGGAAGATACTTAGCAATAATATCAGGAGTTTTGAATTTTGCTTCATGTTCCGCAAGTTTCTTTACTAGCTTTTCGTTGTGCATATATTTTTTATAAATTAAATTAAATCACGCTATATATATTATATCATACAGCGTGATTAAAGTCAAGGTGTTAGTTATTCTTATTTTTCATTTGAATAGTAATGTCCGTCGCTATCCATAGATAAGTCGCAATAATCACACCATAGATAATCTTCATCAATCTCTTCATTATTACCGCTGACTGCGTGTAAATATCCATAGCGACAATTAGGGCATTTTTTAAATAATGATAGCATCTGTATTTTACTAAGCTTGGGATAATATCTTATATCACTTATTGTTGATAAAATTTGTTTTAAATAATTCATATTATTTATTAATAGTTTTTATAAAATCGCTATCTCTTTTACGACATTTAGCACACCATTTAGCTTTTCCACCATTAAACTCTTCTTTCATCTTAACTTCTTTAACGTCTTCACAAGGTTTATATTCATCATGGTCGCAATTATCACAACCAAACTCGTCTTTAAAGCTAGGCTCAATTAAATCGCTTTCAAATAAGCATTGAAAAATTTCTTCTACTAATTTTTCTTTATCTTCTTCTCTTTTTAATACATAGTCGTTAAGGTATAATGGCTTTTGAGTTAAAAATTCAATTTTTATTTTAAATTCTTTCATAGTTTTATTTAATATTAATTATTTTGACATTGTAAACACTTTCCTGCTTCTTTTTCTTCGTCAAGTTTTAATGATATACCACAATCAGAACAAACAACTTCTATATTTTCATAAAATTCATTGCTTGCTGTTGTATTATTTCCGGCTAGTTCTTTTTCCATTAAAATTGAGATAGCAAGTTCGTCTGTAAAATCAAAATCATCTTTTACATCAATAGCATAAAGTTTATTAATTTTTACTTGTAATTTTTTCATAGTTTTATTAATTATTAAAATTAGATTTATAATGC